TGTAGTCATAGACGCAATCGCGTCCTCAAGCTTTTTGATTGCAATGTTCACATCGCGCTGATATTCCAGTCTTACCCCGGCACCGTCACCCGCCTGCACCACCGTGTCAGGGCCGTAAGCGGTGAGGGCTTTGTAGGCGGCGAGTTCGGCGGGGGTGAGCGGAGTTTCAATGGGGGTGGCGAGAGCGTAGAATAAAATGTATTCTCCTTCTTCCGGGTTTTTGGCGTCAATCGGAATAAAAATAAACACATTGCTTTTGTCTACATAAACGTGCTGGACATCTTTGTCAAACGAAACGATAAATTACAATTTATTGCATAGGGCCTCTGTTTCACGATCGCGACCACGTATCGGCAACAGAATCGAAAGTCGTTTTGTTACCGCAAGCTCAGTGGTACCTGTAATTTTACAGGTTGACAAGTCCACAACGTTCACCCTCTGCACCCTCACCCCTCTCTCCAAGTCCATCTCGTCGCAAATCCACTGCTGTCCGTTTTCGTCCGTGTAGTTGCCGCCAGAGGTGACAGGGATGCCGGGCAGGCCGTTGGGCGTTTGCAGGGTGATCGTTTGCCGCTCATCCGCCCCATCACCGATCGTCACCGTGATTGTCCCGCCGTCTCCCGCGCTCACGATCGGCACCGGGTTATCCAGGCCTGGTGTGCCATCCTGTGTACTCTTGCCGTACACGGTCAGCCCGCACAGCGGCGCGGAAAAAGCGTCAGAGACAGATACAGGATTGCCCGTTTCGCTGCCGATCAGGATATTTTGACGCGCTTTGTCGGCCTTCTCAGCGACAGCCTTCTCGATTTCTGCCAGCCGCTTTCCCGTTGCGGCCGCGTCCGCCGCCTCCCCCTCCTGGGTCAGCGTCGCGTCGATGACGGCATCCTTGCCCGGTTCGCCTTTTGCGCCTTGCGGCCCTTGCGGCCCTACCGCGCCTTCCGTTCCTTGCGGTCCGGTTGCACCCGTGTCACCCTTGGGACCTCGCAGGCTTTCAAGCTGTTCGAGCGTGAAATCGTCAAAGGTAAACGCGTCTCCCTTTGCGCCCGTTTCGCCCTGCGGGCCGGTGTCTCCCTTCTCGCCCCTGTCGCCCTTGTCCCCTTTTTCGCCCTTGGGTCCTTGCGGGCCAATCGGGCCTGTTTCACCTTTGTCTCCCTTCGGCCCGCGGAAGGATTCAAGCTTGACCTCCATGCTGCCTACATTTTGGGTCTCACAGGTGCATGCGGGGCATCCGTTTGCTTCAAGCACGACAAAACATCCGGGCGGTTCAGGCGTGATCATTTCCCGATAACCCGTAATCTTTCCGTTGCTTTCCGTCACGTCCAGCGCAAACCGAATCGCATAGGTGTATGCTCTGTGCCTTTTGGAGAGGTTCTCCGTATCCGTTCCGGAGAACATGAGCTTACAAACGCCGTCGTCATCCGGCGTGACCGTTTTGTTGATGACGATCCTGCCGTCCGGCATTTCCGCCACCATGAAAAACATCCGGTCTTGGCTCGTCGGTACATAGCCTGTTGGCACAATCGCCAACAAGCCCGTATCACCTCGCGTAATGGTAATTTGGCCTTTCCTCGCATCAAACATAGTCGCCACCTCAGCCCATGTTCAGCGCTTCGCGGATGGCTTCCAGGTCGTCGGTCGTCAGTGCGGGATAATCCGCCGCGATATCGGCAAAATCCTCGCCGTTGGCAATGCGGATTCTAAACGCGCGGGTCATAATGCGCAGCTTCAAAGCGTTCAAAGTTTTCATCTTTTTTATCCTCCAATCAAATCAGCCATCATCAAAATCAGATCGTCGTTTGCAGATTCCAGCGCGTCCGTGCGCTGCTCCACGTTGTTCACGCGCTCTTCAGTCGTCAGCGGCGGCGCGGGCAATGCGTCAAAGTCCGCATCCATCTCGGCCTGTGTCCGCTGCGCAACCAGCCCGTCCACGAGCTTGTAGCGGTACACGCCGCGCTCATCCGTGAGCGGCTCGAGCAGATAGTTGTTCTGCGCGTGCCGGTATCGGTCGCCATCGCCCTCGTCAATCTGTGTCCAGCCGTCGCCGCTCACAAACGCGTCGCTGTTGATCGCCGTCACGCGCCCCGCGTCGTCGGTCTGCACCAGCACTTTGCAGCTCTCTGTGTCCATGTCACCCCTCCTTTACAGGTCGGCAGAAATGTCAATATCTCCCTGCGGCGTTATCACGCCCGTGCATACGCCCGTTACAGATACCGCGCACTTGACGACGACGCAGTTTGCGTTTGCGTTATGCGCCGTAGCCGTCTCGGTCGTCGTTCCCTGCGCGCTGCCCAGCGTGTAGTAAAACTTCCCGCCGCCCGTTACGGTCGGCGCAATCCGCATCGCCTGAGCCAGCGGAATAAACGCGTAGGCGTTGCCGCTCGCGGCGTATCCGACGAACGTCTGCGAATCGCCCTTGATCTTCCGATAATACCGCAGACACTCGGCCAGTTCCGCCGCGTATCCCTTCGGCACATACGGCGGCAGGGTTTCCGCCGTGTATTCGCCTTCGTAGAGCGCCGCCCAGCGGACGACCGCCGCCGTGCCGGTGCTGTCTGTGTCCGGCGAAATGTACACGTTCACCACTTCGTCCCCGGTCAGGCCATCCGGCTTTGTCAGCTTCAGCACCAGCGTGCGTTCCGCCGCGTCGCCCTGAAAATACGCCTGACCAAAATTTGTCGTGCCGCTTCCGATGTAGACAAACAGTCGGCACGCCACCGGGAAAACACCGCGCACCGCAAACGTCATCACGTCGGAAAACCGTTTCGCCTCGATCCGCTGCTGAATGCCCGCCGTCCAGCTCGTTTTGTCCGACACGATTTTCAGCCCGTCTGCCGCCTGTGAAACCGTCGCGCCGTTTGTCCGATTCCAGCGATCCACAGCATACCCGGTCGCGCCGTGCGCCCCGTTCACGCCCGCCTGCGCAACCGGGTGGACAAAATCGCTGTTGTCCAGCAGGTTGTATACGCACGCGCCCGTATCGCCCTTCGGCCCGGTTGCTCCCGTGTCGCCCTGTGGCCCCTGATCGCCCTTCGGCCCTTGCGCTCCCCGTGCCTGCACGCCCGTATCCAGTTCGCCGACAAACCAGTTGCCGTTCTCGCCGATGTGCGGCGACGCGCCGGACGGCCCCGTCAGTTCTGCTTTCTGTTCCGGGGTCAGGTCGTCAAAGGTCAGGCTGAACGTCTCCTTCGCGCGTTCGATGTGAACGCGCATTGGCGCGCACTGTACGCAGCCCGTGCAGCATTTCTCGTTTTCCTTCATTTCATCTCTCCTTGAGTGCGTCCACAATGTCCATTCTCCCCGGCGCGCACGGCGTAATCACCTCGCGGCAGGCCGTCACCTTTCCCTTGGCGTCCACCGCCGCTTCCAGGGCGAACCGAATGTCCCAGACATAGCTTCCGGGTCTGAGCCGCGCCGTGTCCGCGCTGGCAAACTCGATCTTCACGCGCCCATCCGCCTCCGGCACAATCGTCTTTTTCATCACCGCGCGCCGCCCCGGCTTCTCCCGCACCGTGAAAACCGCCCGGTCTTCCGCCGTCGGCACATAGCCTTCTTCGTCCGGAATCACCGCCAGCAGCCCGGTGTCGCCCGCCGTCATCATGATCTGCATCCCGTTTACGCGAAACACACCTTCATCCTCCTTGTAAAGACCCGCACGCCGTCCCGAATCAGTCCCGTCGCTTTCACGCCGTTCAGCCAGATTTCCGAGAGCTGCACGCCGTTGAAAAATACCGGCAGCAGGTCGTCCTGTGTCCCGCGCAGAATCACAATGCCGCTTCCGCCCGCGGCCGCTTCGCCGCCCATGGTTCCTTCTTCATAGCCGCCGCCCGGCCCGCCTGCGCCGCCGCCCGTGCTGACCTGTCCGGGGTGGCCGTAGCCGCCGTCCACGCCGTCCGTGCCGCCCGTGCCGCCGTTGCCTCCGCCGCCTGCGCCGCCCTTCGCGCCGCCGATCCAGCTTCCGCCGCCGCCGCCACCGCCGCCGCCGTAGGGGCCGAAACCCAGCACATAGCCGCCGTCGCCGCCTTCCGTTGGCGTCGCGTTGACCTCGCTGCCGCCCCGGCCGCCTGCACCCGTGCCCGCGCCCGGCGTGCCGCTGTCCTTCCAGCCCATTTTTCCCGCGCCTTTTCCGCCTGCCGCCGAAACGCCGAGGGCAGAGGTCGTCCCGCCGTCGTTGCCCGCTGCCCATGCGGCAGGCGCTGCGCCGCCCGCGCCGATCGTGACGGCGTAACCCTTCCTTGCCTCTATGGCGGCTTTGCCGCTGGCCAGATAGCCGCCGCCTCCTCCGCTTCCGCCCGCCGGGTTTCCGGCCTGCCGAATGCAGGCGCTCGACCCGCCGCCGCCCACGCAGCCCACGTCTACTCCCGCTTTCGCATACTCAAAGGTCAGCGTGCCGGAGGTCGTCAGAAAGATGTACCAGTAGGTGTCGTCGCTTCCCGTGGAGCATTGCCCCGTATAGCTGAATTTTGGAATTTTCTTTGCCAATTTCTCACGCCCTTTACGTCGTCGTGATATAAAGCACGGTGCCGCTCAGGGTAAACGTCACCCCCGCCGGGCCTTTCGGCCCTTGCGGCCCGGTTGCGCCCGTCGCGCCTTTTTCGCCCTTGTCCCCTTTGGCCCCCTTGTCGCCCTTCGGCCCGCGCTCAAGCCCCAGCGTCAGCACCTTCTTCGTCCCGTCGTCGGTCAGCGTCGCCGTGCTTCCGCTCCCGTAGTTGCGTGTCGCGGCCTGCACCGTCATCTTCGATAGGTGATCCGTCTGCGTGTTCGCCGCCTTCGTCGCCTCCAGCGCGTTCTCCGCCGCCGCGTTCGTCTCCGAAATCGCCGTGTTCATCTTCGAGAGCGTCAGGTTGATTTCCGCCACCAGCGCGTCCCACGCGTTCCCCTGGCTCGGCGTGACCTGAGACCCCGGCGCAGGGCGGCTGATCGGGGTGAAACTCCCCTCGTAGCAGGTCTTCGCCCGCACTTCGTCCTCCGTCGCGCCGTAGCTCACATAGACAAAGACCTTGACCGCGCTGCTTCTGGTCAGATACGCGTCCGGAATCTCCGCTTCCCAGCAGCCCGTCTGCGCATCGAAAGCCGCAAGCCGCGTTTCCGTCTGGCTGTCCCCGATGTAGCCGTATTGCGCCTGCACCGTCACCGCGTCGCCGACCAGAAAATCGTCCATTTCCGCCAATTCTTCCGGCGTGGGCAGCCCGTGCATCCGCAGCCGTTGGCCCGTGTCATATTGATAAATTCCGCCGATTGCCGCGCTCTTGTGCGTGGCCTGCTCAAAACTCGCTTCAATCATCTGCATCCCTCCTTACTTTTGCTTTTTGATGGTCGTGCCGCCGTAAGCCCGTTTCATCAGCTGCGACCTGACGGTGTCGCCCGTGACATATGCCTCTTCAAACTTGGCATATGTTTCGTTGGCTTTCAGTGCCACGCGGCACATGTTCCGCCGGATGGTGTCGGTCAGTTCGACCTTCTCCTCGTCCGTCAGATCGTCGCGCCCGTTGATGGCGTTGATCCGTTCGTATCCTTCACTGATCGTCTTTTTCGCCTCATACAGTGTGCCGCCGCTGTGTGTCAGATCATAAGCGTCCTGATACGCCTTCTCCGCCTGTCTGGGCGTCAGATCGCCGCGCAGCATGTTCATTTCCTTTCCGTTATCTCCCGCCTTGACTACTGTCGTTAAAAACGTGCTGTTGTCATAGACGCGGCTAACAACGTCGTTGCTCTTGAGCGGATTGCTGGTGAGCTGCTGTCTCGCGTAAGCCACGCCGGAATTGAGCATGGCCGTCGCTGGGTTGCCTGCCTCCGTGTCGCTCATGGCCGGAATCACGACCTGTCCAAGAAAACCCGTGTACTGCTGCGCAACGTACTGAACCATCATCGGGCTGACGCCGATATTTCGGCCAATGCCGACAAACATTCCGGCTGTGTCTTCGGTGTATTGCGTGGACGGATCCCAGCTTTCCATATAAGATGGGACGATTCGGCTTCCGTACCAATTTTTGTTGGTCTGCGTGGCGACCACAGGATCCCAGATCGTGCTGTTGATTGGGTTGAAACCGTCAACAATAGTCGCCATTGCCGTTGTAAAATCTATCTGCCAGTCGTCCGCTTCTCCCTGCCACATGACGTTAGTCATCATAGCGTTAACCGCATAGGCAACCGGATCCTGTTCAATCGGGATGCGGATGAGCGGAGCGCTTCCGAAAACGGAAGGCGCAAAATTCGGAACAAACAGGTGCTTGCTCTTGAGGTCTTCACTCATATACGTAAAGGCTTCTTTGTCGTCGTCGTCCATCGACGCCAACAGCCACGCGTTCATAAGGCCTACCAGCGCGCCCGTGTTCAGAATGGTCTTGATCAGTCTCGGAACAGCCCGCCCACTTTCCTGCTTCGTAAACTGTCTTCCCGTGCGGTATAATGCCTGTAAGCTTGCGTTAAAAAACGGAACGACGTTTCCGATATCCCGCGCAAAACCGCTCGCGCCTTTTCTGCTGAAATCAGCCGTGACCTCCTGCCCGGCTCGGAAAGCCTCCGCTCTTCCGGCAGCTGTTGTCAGATCGTGGTTTCCGTATTTAACCTCGACAAAGCGGCTCGTCTGCTCAACCACTTCATTGAGCCGCGCCAGCGTGGCAAATTCCCACAGCTTTTTACCCGCCCATTTGCCTTTTCCGACCAGGGTATGCGTGCTGTAATTGTCTTTCAGCTTTCCGTTGTCAAAGACCATTCCGCGCAATTCCTGCGCGCTTTTGGTCTTTCCTGTGTCGATGCGCGTCCATCCGCCGCCGCCCTGTGCAAGATTGTTTTGATAATCTTCGCTTGTTCCCTTCCAGACCTCTTTAAACGTTTCAATCCATTTCACAAGGCCGTCCGCATAGCTTTTCGCCCATGTGCCGTAATTCACGCTGCTCTGAAGATCTCGCAGAAAGTTTCGTGCCGCAAACACGGGGTTGCTGCCCGTCGTGAGCGCGGTCATCGCGTGCGTCAGATTGCCCGCCACGACCAGCAGCTTGCTTCCGCTGTCCGTTGCGTTGGTCATCATCTTGTAAAAGAGCGGGTCTGTAATGGCGTAATACGTCCGGCTTCCGTCCGCATGTTGTGCGGCAATGACGTTGTTCTCGTTTGCCGCTCCTGCAAATCGCGCCCTGTCCGCGTCGATTTCCGCCAGAATATCGCCGATATCGAATGGATCCGCGCCAGCTCTTTCCAGCTTGCTTTGAACGGTCTCCTGAAGCTTGCCCGTCTGCTTGTCGCTGTATGTCGATTCTCTCTGCTCAATCGGTCTTCCGAGAACCCCAAAACCGTCGTATTCGTGATAGAGCCTGTCAAACATCAGGTTCGTCTGGTTGTCCATGTTCATCCGGACAATCTTCCTCGTCATCTCCGCAAAGCTGTCAAACGGATGGATGATCTGCTCGGTGCTGCCCGTGGCCGCACGAATCGTGTAGGTGCTTCCGCTTCCGCCTGAGCTGTTTCTGACCTGAGGATTGTCTTTGACGCGGTTTGTCGGTACATAATTGGGGTACATGCTTTCAAACATGTCCAGCTGCCATTGTTTCATGTAGCCCGTATCCACCATCCACGCCTGCATAAAGTCGTGCCGGAAGTCCTGAAAAGCTTTCGCCGCTTCCTTAAATTCCGGATGCGTGCGTTCCGTCTGCATAATATACGCTCTTCGCTGGTCGGCAGGCATCGCTTTACTGTCAAACACGGCTTTCCCCTGCCTGTCTCTGTCCATGCTGTGCAAAGCCAGCATGTAATTCCAGAACAGGTCAAAGTCCTTTCCGTTTAGCCCGCTTTGTGCAAACCGTTCTTTGAGCGACTGCCCGATGATCGTTCCATGCACGTCCGTCAGTGCACCGGTCATCTGTCCGTATGCCCGCCTGTCTGACGTGTTGCGCAGCAGCGCGCTTTCTCTTAGATTGTCTTCAAAAGCGACAACCTTTTCCCCCGTCGCCTCCCGAATAATCTGATTGGCTTTTTCCGCTGGAGCTGTGCTGTCCACCATGGCGTACACAAACGCCTCGCTCAGCTTTTCATCGCTTTTTACGTCGCTTCGATTAACAACCATCGATCCGATCTTGTCATTGACGCTTCGCAGCAGATAACTGCGAATGTTCGTCTGCGCCTGTTTGACGCTTTTTGTCAGCCCTTTTTCGTCGATTGCCTGTTCAAATGTGGCGAAAAAGCCGTCCCCGGCAAAGTCTTTGGCCGCGTCGTCGCTGATCATATAGCGCCACGTAAATTCCGCCATCGCTTCGCCCGCCAGCTGATCCGGCGTGTACTGTGTGCCGAAAGAGGGATTCGCTGCAATCATGTTGTCAATCATGGTCTGCGTGCCCGTCAATCCCGTTTTTTCGCTCAGCGCATGGCCGATTTCGTGCATGCTGATATCTGCTCTCGCCGCGCTTTTCGCGTCCGTCACCATATAGCGCATTGCTTCGCGGTAAAAAGCGCTTGCTCCGTCCGCTTCGCTCATGTTCCGCGCGCCGATCGTTGAGCCTACGCCGATATCGTGAGCCAGTTTCTTGGTCGCCTTAACAATGTTCGTCCCCTTGTCCGCTTTGCCTTCTGGTTGCTGTACCTCGATGCCGCGGTACGTCGCGCCTTCTTTGGCGTTTGCATCGCCCTCCATGACGCCCTTTGCCGCCCGGCGGATCTGCGCCCGATCCTGAGGTTTCTCAACCGGGGTTCTCATGTCGCGGTAGGCCTTTCGTCTCGCCATCATCGCGTTCATGATGTCTTCTTCCGGATGCAGGCTGGCTTCGTTCATGTACCCGCCGCTTTGCTGTGCCAGCTCGACATAAAAATGTCCGTCAAGCGGCGCCGCGCCGCGCGCGTTCTCGGTCAGGTTCATGGCGTATGCCCGGTTGACCTGCGGAAGCGACTTAAACCCGGTCATATGGAGGATTTCACTCTTCTGAGCGGGATTGACATAGACCTTTTTCGTTCTCAAATCGTTGGCGACAGGGGTCAGCGCGTCATATGTCCTTTGAGCGTTCACCTTGTCCATGTTTTGGGCCAGATAAGCGTTCATATCAGCCGACGCGTTGGCCTCGTCTCTGGCTTTGGCGTTATCCGTTTCAAGGCTCAGTTCTCCAAGCTGATTCATAACGTTGTCGATTTCAGATGCAAACACATTCAGTGCGTCGTCGCTCAATCCAGAAAGACCCTCGCTTGCCTGTTCCTGCACGGCATCGATCCGCTTTTGACTGACGGGCTTTCCGTCTTTCAACGCCTGCGCAAGTTCCTGTGCCGCCCGTCCGGCCTTGACAATCTCGTCCATCTGCCGAATCTCCGGCGCATACTGCTCCTCAAACGTCGTGTCCGCCACAACCTGTCCGGGTCTTCCGCCGTCCGCAGCGCGCGCTTCTTCCGTCTGCACGGTTGCGTCGTTCATATTCTGTGTTCCGGTGAGCTGAACCTCCGCTTCCGGATCCAGATAGTTCTGCGTTTGCTGGCTCGTCTTCTGCTGCTCATTCCGTCCGGTTTCTCCCGGATAAAGTTCCTCTTCCAGCGCCCAGTCGCTTCCGCTTTGCTGATAAATCCTTTCTTTGGCCTGCGCCAGTTTGAGCTGGTTTTCAATCGCGGCCTTTGTGTCCGCGTCAAGCCCCAGTTCTTCGCTTTGGCTGAGCGCCTGTTCAAGAGAGAGGCGTGTCGCTTTGGCTTCTTCAAGCCCAGGCTCTGCAATCTCGTTTCTCTTTCTTCTCAGCTCGTGCAGTCTCTCGTCAATGCCCTGCATAACGCTTTCGTCATATCCCTGCGCTTCCGCTTCGGCATAGCTGGCGTTCATCGTTTCGATTTCGGCGTCAATGTCGGCGATTTGTGTCATCGTCTCCATTTCCGCCACCCATCTGTCCGTGTTTTGCTGGTTTTCTTCCTGACTGATCTGCGCGCCGCGCGTTTTCGCTTCGTTCAGTCCTTTTTCATAGGCCTCCCTGGCCGCCTGCCGGTGTTTTTCCGCTGTCTCTCTGTATTCGTTCGCCGTTTTTTGGTTTTCGCTCATGCGCACGCGCGCCGCCTGCATCTCTTTGATCTTTTCCAAATCTCCGTTCATGACGGCATCTGCATACGATTCAAACTGCGTCTTAGCCGCGTCCGCCGCCTGCTGAGCGGCTTCCGCTTTCGTCTGCGCGGTTTGCTGCATGTCGGTCTGTTTGTTTCCTTCTTCAAAGTTCTGCGCGCCCACGCCTGCCATGGCCGCCGCAACCGTATTCTGCGCGTCCTGCGCCTGCTGTGCGGCCTCGTTGACGGCCTGCGCAACCTCCGGTTTTTCAAGTTCCTGCGCGAGGTTTTCCGTGACTTTCGCGATGTTCTCAGCCGTCACGTCCGCCTCTCCGTTCAGCATCTTTTCGCTGATCGTGATGCAGGGCGGCGTATATCCCGGCAATTTGCGCCGAATGGCAAGCCCCATATGGCCGGACAAGCTGAAAATAATGCTGCCCGCCGCGCCGCCGACAAAGCTATTCGCGCCGTCGGCCAGCATTTGCGCAGGGTCAAGGCTCGTCAGTCCGCCAAGAACGTCGGAAAACTGCGGTTTCTGCCCGTTGTTGATCTTCTGCGCCACCGGATACATGGCCGCGTTGTACAAGTCGGTCAGAAGGCTTTCTTCAACCTCTTCCTTGCCTTCGCTCACGGCCGTTTTCGCAAGGTCTTTGGCGTAAAGTCTGGCCTTTCCCCAAAATGTCGCCACTTTGGAAGCGTCCAGCCCGGCCAGCTCCATTTCAAGCAGACTGCGCCCGCCATACAGATTTCCCTCGTTGACGGCCTCGCCTTTGTTGACCACCGTGCTGATGACGGCGGGCCCAACCGCCAGCGCCGCAGAAACCTGTTTGCTCAGGCCGTTTTTCCGATTTTCTTCAAAGCTTTCGTTCCATGTCGTCGTACCGTAAGCCAGCGCGGACGAAGCCAGCCCGCCAGCGCCCAGCGCGCCAGCCGCTCCGGCTGTCGCCATGCCGGCCGCGCTGTATCCGGCGCTCCACGCATAATTGAAAGCTTTCTGTTCAAACGCGTTGCCCAGCGCCGCGAAGTCCTGGGCACTCCGCTGAATGTTGTCCAGGGCGCTTGTGAAAGCGCGATATCCGTTTCCCAGCCAGCCCGCGTCAATCTTATAGCCCACATCGTAAATGTCTTTTGCCCGTGCGATATCGGCCTTGAGCGCCGCGCTCTGCTCTTCGCTCAAAAGGCCGCTGTCCGCGTATTGCGTGAGCTGTTCACGGTAGATGGCGCGCCCGTTCACGCCGTATTCGCCGTTGTAGCTGTTCATGATTTCGTTGCGGTTCGCTTCATAGGTCGCCACATCCACCGCGTTGTACACAGCGCTTGCGAAGCTGTCCACATAGGAGACTGCGCCGCCGCCCACGCCCGCGCCGACTGCGGGGAGAAGCCCGATCGTCGCGCCGTCGTCCTGCGCAAGTCCTTCCTGCGCGACGGGGTTGTTCAGAAATTCGCTGCCCTGTCTCACCATGCGGCTGTACGCCATGTCTTCCAGCTGGTCAAGGCTTTCAATGCCGCACTTGCTCAGGTATTCCTCTGTGGTCATGCCCAGCCCGTTGGCCACATCCGCGTATTCGTTCAGCAGTTCGTTGGCCTGATAGGTCACTTCCCGCCGGAACAGGTCTCTTTTCTGCCCTTCCAACCCCTCGGATGCAGGCGCGCTGTCCTGATTCCAATATTCGCCTGCTTCCTGAAAGTAGGCGGTATTGAGCTGTGTCCGCAGCGTTTGATAGGTCGTGTCCATCCGCTTGGCGCTGCTGCCGTAGATTTTGGCATCGGCGACGCGCTGCATGTCCTCTTCGGTCGCGCTTCCGGCCGTCACGCGCTGAACGCTTTCTTTCAGCGCTTCTTCGTCTGCCTGCTTTTGAGCGTCAATCTCTGCCTTTTGCTGTTCGATCACATATTTCTGCGCTTCGTCGATGCTGTTAATGACCGCTTTCGCATCTTCATGCGACATGATGTAATCATTGTACTGATTTCTCAAAGGCGATGGAGAAAAATCACCGTTTTCAATGGCGCTGTCTGCCTCGTTCATCAGCTGAACCAGTGCCAGATAACCCGTTGCTGTTGTCTGGTCGTCCAGCACACCGCTTTTCAGCACGCCAAGCGCGCCGTCAATCGTGCTTCCGACTGTCGATCTGATGGTTTCGTATGTTTGCGGAGCATCTCCATTGATCGCAATTCCCAATAGCGCTTTCCCTGCATTGCTGTCAAGATAAGGAGAAAGCATCTCCTTTTCGTCGTCCGTCAGCGCTTCGCCTTTGAGATAAAGCGTCATCGCTTCGCCGGGCGTCTGTACGGATTCCCTTTCGCTCGCCTTCGCTTCCACCTGCGCGGCGGTCTGGTCTTCCACGCTGGGTTCCTGTGCCTGCTTGCTGACCCACTGTTCAAAGCTCATCCCTCCCTGAGAGACGATCTTCTCTTCCGGGGTCATCTCCTTTTGCCAAACAGGGCCTTGAACCTCTTTGGGCGCTTCGTCGTAATAGGCCGCCTGCGCTTCATGCAGCGCTTCGCCGTATTCGTCAAGCCATTGCTTCTGTTCCTCCAACTCCTTCGGCGTGCCCTGCTTTGAGGCCAGCACCAGATGATCCGGGTCGGCCTCTGCAACGCTCTTGCCGCCCTTCACCGCCTCGGCCACGCGGTCATAATACGCGTCCAGCTCTTCCGGGGTCAGCACGCTGCCGTCTTCCCGAATCGGCGTCATCTGCGCCATGAAGCCGTCTTCCGGCGCGCCGTATCCGGTCGTCAGCACGGTGGAAACGCCGCCCGGCTCGGTGTAGTCGCCCCAGCCCGCCGCCTTCATCGTTTCATAGCTCACCTGCGGGCGATGGGTCAGATCGACGTTGCCGCCGTTCGCTTCGCCGCCGAACTGCGCCTGCATGGCCTCGCCGCGCGTCTGGCTGTCCTGCTGCTGCGTGTTCTCGTCCGAAACCGCAGGGCTTCCGCCGTTCTTCTTTTCGTTCTTCCTCTGCTCGTCGCCGAAGAAAAACGCCGCAACGCCGGATGTCGGCTTGCCTTCCGACTTGTCGATTTGCACCTGCTGATTATAAGCGGCAATATCGTCGTCCGTCGGCGCTTTGCGGCCTGTCGTCTTTTCATAAGCGTCATCCAGCGCCGCCCGCAGATAGCGCTTCTTACGCGTGGAATAAGTGTCGCCATCATCCGGGTCCTGGATTTCGCTTACTTTTTCCAGATATGCCAGCACGTTGTCCTCGTCGTGCCCGCTCTCTGCGTAAAAGGCTTTGTCGTATTCCTTTACGGCGTCGTTGTAGCTGTCCTCGTCGAAGCCCGCGCCGCCCAGAAACGTATTGGCGGTGTCCTCGTCAAACGTCATGCCGTAAAAACGGTTCCCAGGCGTCTGCGTCAGCGTATACAGCGCCTTGACTTTTTCTTTTCGGCTCGTGCTGTCCGGGTCTGTACGAATGGATTGAATGACCATCGGCAGGCTTGCGCCGCGCAGGTCAACGTCGTTTCCGTCCGCGTCCATAAACAGCCCGGAGGAAATCGTCTGCATGGCGGAATTGACCGTGGCTTTGTTCTTCCCCGTCTCGCTGACAGGCTGCGCAAACAGGCGCGTGCCCAGCAGATCTTCCGCGCCGGAGAGCACCGTTTCGCTGTCCTGTTTGCTGTATTTCGCCCAGTCCTTGAGAAATTCCGCTTTCGTCGTTTCGTCGTGCAGCGTGGAGGCAAAATAGGCCGCCTGTTCGTTGCTCTTGATCGAAGAGAAATCGACGCTGATATCGTTGTAGCCCGTATCCGCTTTCGGGTTGCCCGGCGCCATGCCGTCCCGCGCCGCCATTTCCGCGTCATAGTCCGCGATGATCTGCGCGTCCGTCTTTTTCGCCGTCTGTTCAAACGGGTTTGTCGGGTGCTCGGCTACGACGTGGTGCTTCGTCGCCTGTATCGCCGCCGCCGTGTTTTTGGCGTAGTCGCGCCCTTCGACGACGGCGGCTTCCTGCTCGCTCATCGCCTGCCGCGCCTGTTCTTCCTCTTCTCTCTTTCTGCCCAGTCCCAATCGTGCCATATTCTGCCCTCCTGTGCTTTATCGTATCTGACCGTATGTTTTGGGTCTGCCGCCGCCCCTGTTGGTATAGGTGACGCTCGTCGAGTGGCTCGACCCCTCGGTGTGCTGTTCGCCCGTCGTGTCGGTCGTGCCGCTGGTCTGCTGGCTGCCTGTCGTCTGCTGACCCATCGCCGCAGAAATCGCCGTCAGGTAGTTGCTGTTCCATTCCTTGCGCTGGTTTTCTTTCAGTTCCTGCACCTTCGCCGCCAGCTGACTGGCGAAGTCCGTGTTCAGCCGGCCTTGCGTCTGGCTGTTCTGCTGGGCGGCCTGGGTGATCTGCTTCTGAATCTGCCCGCTCTGCCGCGTGCTCTCGTCTGTCAGCTGCTGCACCGCCTTGGCCAGCGCGTCGCCCTGGTTGGCCAGCGTTTGCAGTGTGTAGCTGCTTCTGCCCATGCCGCGACCGAGCGCCGCCGTTTCGACGTTCGCGGCGCTCTTTCTGTACGCCGTGTTCTGCTCGTCGATGGCGCGCGTCAGGCTGGCCGCAAGGTTTTCGAGTTCCTGCTCCTTGCTCAGCTTCGTCGTTTCATAGTTCTGCCGGCTTTCCTCCAGCGCCGCGTTGAGCTGCGGCCGCAGCAGGTTTTCCGCAAACTGGTTGATTTCCTCGTCGGTCATGTTGCGCACCAGACCGCCGAGAATCTGGTTCATCAGGTCGCTGTCCAGCAGCTTTTTGGTTGTGCTCTGGCTGTCGCTCCTGCTCTGGCTTTGGCTGTGCTCTTTGCTTTTGCTGTCCGATTTCGAGCTTGTATCCGTCTCCGTGATCGAAGATACCCTCAACGCCATGTTCTCACTTCCCTTCCAGCGCGTCTAAACGCTTTTTGATCTTCTCGATTTCCGCGTCCTTGAGCCTGTCCGCGTTCCAGCTGGCCGTACAGAAATCGCGCAGAAACAGCGCGATGTTCTTCACGTACCCTGCCAGCGTCCCGCCTGTCTCCTGCGGAACCCTCGGCTGCTTAAATGCCATGTTTACACCTCATCCAGCGAATATTCCACCTGCACCCCGCCATAGATCCGCCATCCCGCCGCCTTGGCGTGGCTGTGCAGTTTCAGCTTCATCCGCACGCCGCTCACCTGAATCTTCACTCGGTAATCTGTCCGCCGCTTTTTGAGCAGCACGACGCGCGTCTTCTCCCGCCTTTCGGTGAGGATCGTCACCTCAAGCGGCACGTCGTCCGCGTCCGCGTCCGCCGTCAGGCGCAGCACAAAGTCCCGCTTCATGTAGGCCTTGCCCAGATCGAGCCACGGCGTTTCCCACAGGCTTTCCATCGGCACGCCCAGATAGCTCCCGCTGTCCGGGTCGCCGTAGGAGAGCACCTCATACGGCGCGTCGGCCTGCGTGAAATACACCTTCCCGCCGACGGCGAAAAAGTCCTTGACGCGCATGCCCTTGCGAATCATGAACGTCCCTCGCTCCGTGTCGTACTCGATCACCGTGTTGTTTTCGCTCAGCACGTCGCCTTCTTTTTCCTTCACGCACAGCGCCAGATAGTAGATGTGCTCGTTCACGCAGCTTCTCGCCGTGCCGTCCATCCCGTCCATCCGCATGCGCATCGTCTCATACAGCGCGTCGCGGCTGAGCATCCGCAGCGTGCTTCCGTCGTAAAGGCCGATGCCGCTCTGCGTCAGGTAAAACATGCTCGTCCTGTCCGTCTGAATGCTCTTTTCCTCCACCGGGCCGTCCGTGCCGTAGGCCTCCGTGATCGTAAAACTGCCGGGATCTGTACCGCGGATCTCAAAGATCGTACGCTGTTTCACCGCCAGCAGATACCCGCCGAAGGGTTCCAGCGAAATGAACTTGTCCCCGTCCCACGTCGGCTGATTGATCACCCCGCCGCCGATCTCCGGCGTTTCCGGCACGTCCGTCCATGTGAACGGGTCGTAGGGGCGCGAATAGAAGATGCTGTCCGGGTATCCCTCCGCGCCCACGCCCCAAATGCGCTCCGCGTGCCGCCCCAGCTTGGCGAATTTCACGTTTTCGTAGTTCTCGCCGAGCGTCAGCGTCTTGCGCTCTACTCGAAGGTCGCTTCCGTAGACCGCGATCATCCCGTCCTTTTCGTTGGAAAGAATCAGAATGTCCACCGTCGCGCCGCCCTCCACGGCCTCGTAGGTCACAAACGACCATACGTCGCTCTTATATCCTTCGCTGCGCTTCACCCAGCCTTCCGTTCCCATCGTGTAAGTGTAAATCGCGCCGCCTGCCGCCGCCACATATACGTCCGCGTCGTCTGGCCGGGTTCTGCGGTAAAACCGCGCCAGCGTCTCGATGGGCGCGCCCAACGACGGAAACGCACGGCTCGTGCCGTAGCTGGAAGCCAAAAGCCCCCGCTCCGTGCGGATGTTCTCCGCCCGGTACGCGTAGTCCGTGTTGATGTTCGTGTCGCCCGCCGCCTGATAAACCCCTTTCGGCGTGGGAATCGTGAATCGCCCCTGATAGTCGCTGTCTGAAATGCTCATCTGCAATACCTCGCGTCCGTCACCTCATACAGGTTCCTGAACCTCGTCACGCTCCCCATGCCTTCCGGCCGAATCCGCTGCATCGCCTGGTAAAAGCTGGTCTGATAGAACTGCGCCCGGCTCTGCTTGGCCAGATTGCCGCTGGACAGGTGCCGATAGCAGATGTAGTCCGCCAGCGCCGCATGCGCGTATTCCGGCAGCTGCGGTTCGTCATTTCCATCTTCCAGCGGGTAAAACGCCACCTCGCAGACCGCCCGCAGCGTCTGCCCCGCCAGATCGTCCCGCCAGACGTGAAAGCAGCGCCCGCACGGGTCAAGGTCAAAGCCAATGTCAAACCCGTTTTTGTCCCGCAGCTCGATGACCCGCACGACCGTCAGCCCCGGCACGGGCGCGTTTCCTTCCTCGTCCACCTCGGTGTAAAAAATCCGCCTCGGTTTCAGGTATTCGCGAACCGCGATGTCGTAGCCCATGTTCGCATACACCCTAAAACTCTCTTCGTATTCGCTCACGTCCTCCGCGTCTTCGTCCAGCTGGCGAAGCGCCTGCGCGATGATCTGTGAAAGCGTCATGGGCTGCGCACCTCCTTAAATCACTTTGCTGTCATGCAGCACATTGAAAAGCGGTTCGGGCATATCCACCGTCTCGCCGCGCATGAAATAAAATTTCGATCCGTTCAGGCCGACAAAAACCACGTCGTCGCCGCTTCCCGGAATGAGCGGAATCATGGTCTTGACGGTCTCGTAGGTCTTGCAACCCGCCGCCGCCATTCGACGTTTCATGTCGGTTTGGGTCGCTTCGCATTTTTCCCTCAAGACGGAACTCGCCATCTTCATGGTTTTCGTCGTATTCGTATTCATAGTTGCCATTTTGTTGTTCTCCTTTCAAAATCAAGAAAAAAGCGGACGGGCTTTCTGTCCCGCCCGCGTAAATCAGGCCGTAAAGCCGCACTCGATGCGTACGGCAAACTCCGGCTGCAACAGCTTGGCTGCAAAGCCGTCCAGCTTCCAGCCGACGGAAGAAATCTGGTCAAGCGGGTCGCTCGTGCCTGCGCTGCCCGGATTCTTGGCGATGATGCGCGGGTTGGCGCCCTTGAGGCTGGTGATGCCGTAGGCGTATTGGCCCAGAACGATGACGCTTGCCACGTCCGCGCTGCTCGCGCCCGCGTCCTCGAAGATCTTGGCTTCCGTGCTCTCCACAAAGCGCACGCCGAACAGGCGGCCGACCTCGCCCGTGTAGATGTTCTCCTTATCCTGATACTGGCTGACCTTCACCCACGCGTCGTCTTCCTGCAAGTCGTAGGTGGTATCCGGACCGACGATGGCGATGTAATAGCCGTTAAACGTCTGCGCGTGGTTCTTCTTGAGCGTTTTCACCGCCTTGCGGATTTCCTTGCTCGTCAGCTTGTCCGTCGGTGTCAGGGTGGCGCGGGTAGTCTTTCCGTTGGCATAGATGACGTTGGTACAGGTCGCCAGTTCGTCGCGCACCATCGCGTCAACGCTTCGCGCGCCCGCGTCGCCGAAGAGCTTCGTGCGGCGCATGATGTTCATGTCAAGATGCACCATGTCCAGCCAGTCGCTGCACAGCGCATAGTCGCCATACTGCTTGATTTCGGTCGTCACCGCAACTTCGGCAAGCATCTTGCCCTCGCCCGGATTGCCCTCTTCAAGCGCCGTGGTCTTTGCATCGATGGGAATCAGTTTGCGCATGTTCATCACCACGCCGCTGTTCGCGGGCATGCGGTACTCGTCGCCAAACTGCAAGTGAACCAGATTCGGTTCAAACGTCCGCAGCAGCTCCCTGTTGTAGTAGGTCTGCATGCCCGGCGTCAGACCGGAACTGGTCGTCATGTTCGTATTCGTATTGGTATAGGTGTTCGCCATAAAGAATCCTCCTTAGATTCTGACTTGCTTGCCCTCCATCATCATTTTCTGCGCCCTGTCAGAAAAGCGGGCAAACTCTTCGTCCGTCATGTTTTCAATCGGGTTTTCGCCCGTCACACGGCCGCTTCCGGCCGTTCTGGCCGTCGGCACGCCGCGCTTGTGGGTTGTGCCGCCGGATTCCGCTTCGCCGCTGACGCGCTGCAAATAAGCCTTTGCCGCCCTGCGGATGCTCACGCCGCTGTTGACCTGACGCGCGACTTCGGCGTCGCTGCAAAAAGCCTGCATTTCACCAGTTGTCCATCCGTCTTCAATCAACATGTTCAGCTGCTCGGTAATCCGCGCTTTGCGCTCGTCAATCTGCGATGCCGCCGCCTTTTCCTGCGCTTCGACAATCTTCTGCGCGGCCTTGGGGCTGATGTCGCTGTCGGCGCTCGAAATCTTCTGCGCGCGGTATGCCCGCAGCGCATTTGCGATTTCCTCATCGTTCAGATCGCCCGCAGCGCCTCTCACCCTTGCGGAAAAATCCAGATCCTTCTGGAAACCGCGCTTCTGGTTGGCCAGTGCGGACGCAATCCGTCTGCCGAATTTGTCCTTGTTGTCTTCCGGTTCTCCCTGCTGCTGATCCTTCGTTTCGGGGCCGCCGTCGCCCTCATGTTCGGCCGTTTCGTTCGTTTCCGATTCTGCCGCAGTCAGCGTTTCAACCAGTTCGTCAACCGTCACTTCCTGCGCGTCGTCCGCAGGCATATCGTTCATCATTTCGACCGCATTTTCCAATTCGTTCATGTGTTCTCCTTATCGCGCCTTTCCGCGTTGTCATTCTTCCTGAGAATCGTTGTCTTGAAGCAGCCCGCTGTAATCCGCGTTTTGCCTCTTCTGTTCAATCTCGGCGGGCGTTGCGTCCGCCTTTCGGTATTCGTTGATCACCGCCTGCATGCCCTGATTCTGCGCCGTCGCCTGTTCAAGCTGCTGCTGAAGCTGGGCAATCATGGCTTGCGTCTGGCTGTTCGCCTGTACCATTTTGAGCACGCTTGCTTTCGTGCGGTATCCTTCCATCAGGCTGATGACCGATTCCGGCGGAAGCGCCTGTCCGGCCTGCCCGCAAATCTGCGATACCTGCATCAAGAATTCGTTGTCCGCCTGAATTTGCAGTGGGTTGTTCTTCTGCACCTGAACGCGCACCGTGTACGCGGGCTTGGGCAGCTTCCCGCCGTTCCTGCTGGGGGCAATCAGCTCGACTATCCGGTCTTTCATGTTGCCGCTGCTGTCCCAGCCGCCGACAATCCTGATTTTCCTTTCCGAGTCCAGATAGTCCGAGAGCACCCAGAGAATCTGCTCGACCATCTTGCGGAAAGCGTTTTTGAATCGCTCCGTATGCAGGCGTGTCGTCTTGCCGCCTGCTTCCTGCAAAGCCTGAATCGCGCTCGCCGCCGTCACGCCCAAACCGCCTTCACCGCGCGAAAACTGGTTCTGTCCGCTATCCTGCTTCATGGTGTTGACCAGATAATCAAGCGTCGTGAATACCTGCCCGTTAATCGGATTGGCCTGCACCGTCTGCATCGCCTCGCGCACGTCGTTTCCTTCCCACTCGATGATGGTCTTGCGCATGTCGGCCACATCGCTTGGGTTCACGCCGCTCCCTTTGCGGATAAAGTGACGCTGTACGCTGCTTTCGCGGGCGTTGTCGTCGATATATTTAATCAGTCGGTCAATGGCCGTCTGCGTATCCCTGTAATCGTGCACCAGCCCCGTGCCGAACGGCTTGCGCCACACTGTCCGGTATTTGTAAAGCACAAACGGGTATTCTCCGTGCGCATATACGCCGTCCGGATAGTCGTTCTCCTTGGCGCCGCCATATGCAAGCTCTGTGCTGTACAGCAGCGCTCCGCCCGCCAGCTGAGCCATATGCACCCTGTTTCTCCGCGTCTGCGCGTCGTATCGGCGATACCAGAACTCGATGAGCGTTGTCTTTTCGTCGCCGTCCGTGATGTGCTGCGCGTCGATCTCCTGCGCATCCTCTGCGTGATCGCCATGCACATACCCTCGCGCATGCGGGTAATGTTCTTCCACCCATGCCACGCTGGTATGGGTCACCTTGAAGCACGCACGCCCATCCTGAATGTTTTCCTGCGTCGGGTCGGGGTAAAAGTCTTCCGGGTGCCACGCCTGCACGGAAACCATGCCGTTTCCGTCGTCCGCGTCGTCGTCCCAGAACACCTGCGCAATGCCCGTTCCCGTCACCGCCGCATCCTCCATGATGATCTGGTACACGTCCGGCCACGCAGACTGATAGAGTACAAAGCTCACCACGTCGCTCATTTCGTCGGCGCTGTTAGCCGTGGCTTCGCGTTCCGGCAGCATCAGCGCTTCCGGCATGTTGTCGATCTGATCGGCAATCACGTTGTCGATACACGAGTTCAGCGCATTGCTCGGCGGCGCGGTCATGCTCCGCTCTCTCTGGCTGAGCTGGCGCATTTCCCGTGCATCCCGCATTTCGTCATGCGCTTCCCGCAGCTCGTTGACAAACTCCCTGAACAGCGAATAGGCGCGCCTGGTAAGCGCCTTCTGCTGCTCTGTGAGCGGCTGATCGCCTGCCGCGAGCCTCTGCTCCATGCGGATATCTCCCGGCGGAGAATCCCTCTTCCTTTTCCCCATGTTTCCTCCTTCATCAGTCAAGCGGATTCCATGCCGGCTTCTGTTTGGCCGGAACAATGAGCTTTGGCGCAAGCGGACGGCTCATCAGGAAATACCGCGTTTCGTCGTAGATATGGTCTTCGCCCGCCGTGTCGATATCCTCAACCTTATGGTCGTCGTAACACAGCGTCGGAATCGTGCGAATGAAATCTTTGCAAGTGTTGAATACATACATCATCGGCCTGCCGTCTTCGCCAAAACGAAACCGTTCATGCAGCTGCATCTTGCCCGCCATGCGCGTGTTGTCGCCCTTGCGGAAGATCACACCGGAAAACGTCCGCCGCATCAGTTCCTCCACGCTCTGTCCCCGGCTCTCATCCCAGATCGCCGGATCCGCAATGCCCGTGATGTGAATGCCTTCTCTGAACTCCGGTTCAAGCCACTCTGCCATACGGTTTGCAATCTCTGTCGGGGAAATCATCAGGCCGACGTTTGCCTCGCCCGGCTTGCACCCGTACAGCTCCTTGTAGCGATACACCCGCCCATCCGGGTCAACCGCCCATGCGCCCAGCGAAAACGGCCTTGAAAAGCCGTGGTCAAAGCTGACGTACCGCGTCCAGTTGAGCGGAATGTCAAACGGCTCGATGACGTGCGTATGCACGCCGTCCATGTAGTGCGCCGGGTCGTTGGTGAACTCCGGGAACGCCTGCCCCTCGAAAGCTTCCCACTTGCCATAAAGGAGCGCATCGCGCAGTTTGGCGGGCTTGTTTTGCAGCTCAACGATATACATCTCATCGATATGCGGATTGTCATACACCGTCGCCGGGATGTATTCGCAAATCGATTTCTTGGTTTTCATCTTGCCGTCTTTGCCCATGATTTCCGTGTCTTTGACAACTGTGTGCTGTCCAACGTCCGTCGAGTCAACAAACCGCGCTTTTACCCAGCCGTGTCCCGGCCCGCCGGGGTTGCTGGCGCACCGCACGCAGGGCTTCACCTTTAAATTTACGGGTGCGCGCACGCGCGTCTTGATGTAGTTGTACATGCCTTCAGAAAAATGCGTCAGCTCGTCGAAGTACAACCACTGAATCTGTGAGCCTTGATACTTGAGCGTGTCGCCCTCGTCGCTCAGATGGCAAAACCGCGCCACGCTTCCGTTGACAAACTGAATCTCATGATTGCCTGCGTAGTATTTGCCCAGCTCTTCCGGCACAATCGACCGCATGGTTTTGATGAGCGTCTGCTCCAATTCCGGGAAAGTGCGTCTGAACAGATATGCGCTCGTGCCCGGATATTTCAGGCAGCGAATGAACGCGTCCCAGCAGATGGCGTAGCTCTTGCCGCCGCCCGCCGCGCCTCCATACAGAACCTCGTTGCTTCTGCTCGCGTGAAACGCTTTCTGTTTGGGCGTAGGCCGATAGTCAAACACAATCTGGCTCATTCATCCTTGTCCTCTGGCATGTTCACTTCAAACCCGCCGCCCGCAAACGAAATGCTGATATCCTGTTTGTCCTCCTTCGGCGCTTTGATTCCCGCCCGGTCAAGCACATCCCGGCTCGCATTCTGCCACAGGTACTGATATGCAGGTTCGTATTCCGTGTTGAGAATGTCTTCGTTGCGATCCAGTGCCTTTTCCGCCTGTTCAAGGATTCTCAGTTGAGCCGTGGCAAGCCGCGCCTCCCGCAGCTCCTTCATCCTGTCTGCAAACTCTGCCCTGTGCAGTGCGTTGTAAATCGCTGTTCGGCTGACGCCGTACGCTTCCGCAAGCTCCGTGACCGTTTCGCCTTCATCCACATAGCGTCGCACGACCTCGATGCACTGCTCGTCTGTGATCTTCTGACAATTCGGCGGCGTTCTCGCCTTTTTCTTAGCCATTCCAAAGCCTCCTTTTTTCTACCGTTCCCTTGGATATAAAAAAATTCTGAAACATTGCTCTGTCTCAGAATTTTTTTCAGATGTTTTTGATTCGTTTTTAATTCTGCTTTCTGTTTTGCCCCGGTGGGGACACGCCCGCAGGGCGGGGAGGCATATGAAATCGCGTAAAGCCCCGCGCACAGGTGGTCAATTCGGGGTAGGGGGTGGCCTTTTCCGAAATCTGGTTTCAAAATCTGCCCCCTCGCACGCGCACGCAAACGCAGAGAGGAAAACACCCCTTGCCGCGCCATTGCGGGTTATAATCCCGCAATCTATCGGTCTGCAATCTCAACAATATATAGGTTTCACGGCTCTCTTGCGCTCTCCGCGTCATAATCTGCGGCATAATCTCCCGCAATGCGTCCCGCGCCTTATCGCTCCGCCTCATTATATGCGCGCCCCGCGTCGCCGTAGGTGTGCAGCGTGCGCGCCCTCCCCCAGCCCCCGCGCAGATCGCCGAGTGGTGAAGCCTCCGCGCGTCGCGTCGTCCTCCTGCCTGCTGGTCTCCGCCTGAGCGCGTCGCGTGCCGCACGGCTTGTCCAAAATCGCGGGTAATAATAAGAAGCGACCGCACAGCGTCCCGCCGTACAGCCGCTCAAGGGTCAAACGTCCGTATAATCGCCCGTCGGACGCGTGGACGAAGTCCGCGACCTCGTCCCCGTCGTCGAGGACGATTATACAATATCATATCGTCAAGCATGCCACAAGGTGTCACACCCTGACAGACTATGACAGACTTGTGCAAGGGGGAGCGGACGAAGCGAACAAAAAGCCCCGGCGAGCGTGTAGCCCGTCGGGGTTGTCTCATCTTATGGGGTTACATCTCCGGCAGTTGTGGCCGCTGGAGGCGTGAAGCCGTCGCGTTGCATGCGATCAAAGCAAGCTTGTATGACGTACGCTTGCACGGATTGCCCCGCCTCCGCAGCTGCTGCACGGATTGCCCCGCCCTTATCCTTGGGCGGTCTAATCATAATGTTATCTTGCCGCCGGTTGTAAGCGGCATTACCGCGCTTTTGCGCCTCTGTGCATGGCATAAGATATCACCTCCACTTGTTGAGAAAAGTATACCATACGCTGGAATTCACGTCAATGTGTACATTCTGCACAAAAAAGCGAATTAACATTAACGTTAAATTTGGTTATTATTCCGGGGTTGCATTTTTTAACGTTAACGTGTATCATAGAGCCATCAAAAGGACAGCGGCCAAGAGCCGCGACAGCCGCCGACAGGCGGCAGAAAGTGAGGAACATTATGAAAAAGTATGCTGAAATCCTGGAAGCTATTACCGCCGCCCGTGCTGGCATAGTTGACACCGCAAAGAGCGAAAAAGATCTCGCCCGAAAAGCAATGTTAGTTGCTCGCAGGTCCGGAACCGACGCCGAATTTGACGCGGCCGAAGCCGAGTATAAAGCCGCGGGAGAAAAATTTGCGGCTGAATGCCAGCGAAACGAAGACATTGAAATGACGGTTGAAGTGCTGAAGGACAACGCCGCGCATGCGTTCTTTTCCGAATCCATTGGGACTATTTGTAACATTTGGAACACATACGCAGGCAAGCCCCGCGGAGAAAAGACCGCGGAGAAAATCCAGAAAGAAATGCTTGCGGCTCTAGGCGTCCGAATTTGGATTGATAATAATTATAATGATGCAAGGATAACTTGCTATTTCGGCCGCGAAAGCAAAGCCCCTTTCCAAAGCCTGGAATTTGGCACAATTTGCGCCAACGGGGAAAAGGTCCCAGCATTGGTTGACAACAAAGTCCAGCCTTTAAGCGCCGACATGTTCTGCGTCTATAATTGCGGGGCTTATGTGGACGACGTTGCCGCCCACGTCCAGGCCATCCGAGAAGCGCATGAAAAAGCGCTTGAGGCCGAAGCCGCTTTATCAAATGCTGTATCCGCCTATAACAGGTTGACACGCGGCCGCATGGCGCAGGCATCCACCCGCGGAGGCGTTAACCGCCGGTTCATTGTTTGATGGCCACTCCCGCCCGGCTCTGGCTCAGTGAGCGAGGTTTTCAGAGCGCCCGACATGCGGACGCTCTACAAAGCCCCGGAAAGAGGCCAAAATAAGGAGGAAAAACCATGAAAGATTATTACAAAATCCCCGTGCACGTCAAAGGCTGCCGCACCGAGTACGGAAGCGGAAAGCATCGTTTAATCATTGACGCTTGCCAGCTTGCCGATGATCTCTATGAGGTCATCACTATGCGCCCCGGCGGAGAGGCTGTCGAGCTGGTGCGTGTGACGACCGAGATCGAGGCTCGATCTGTGTATGACCAGATGGCAGACCGTTACGCCAGTAGCGCCGAGGCCGTGCCCATGTCTCCCGCGATGCTCCGCCTTGTCGCCGCGCTGAAATCAGCTGCCGAGGCCGGATGCGCTGCGCTGACAGGAGATGACGGAGGCATAAACAATTTTGACGCACCGGCGGTGTACCTGCCGCGAATGACCGAGGAGCAAGTCAAAGCCTGTGCGAAGGCAGCAGATATGACCGTCTCTGCGTGGCGGCCGGTCAAAAAACGCATTTGGGTCTTTAATGTTCCGTTTGGCGCTCAGGGACTCGATCGCACCAGACAGGCGATAGCGATGACCGCGAGCCTTTCTGCGGCAGGCTATGACGCACTAACATATTACCAAATGGATTGATTTTATCGAGGTTTTCCACCCTGCCCGGCTCAGGTTGGACAGGGAAGAAAGCCCCGGCAAAGGGCTACAAAGGAGGTTGACCACATGATCTGGATTTTGATTTCCGCATGCGTCCCCGTCCTCAGCTACTCGCGTTATATCGACTAAGGAGGTCATCACATGGACAACGCTTTCGCTTTTGACTTCTTCATCTACTCCCGCCCGGCGGGGGAGAAGCGTTTTTTACTGACCGACTTGGCACGTGGCACCGTCGGCATGGGCAAGGCTTACGCCCCGCGCTACCGCAATGAGCAGCTCGACCAGCTCAGGCAACTGCTCGACCTTGCCGCCGCCACCTATCCCGGCGCAGTCTTCCAAATCCGGAGGCTGGACGGAAAAACCGTCGTATACACGACGCACTGAGCGAGGTTTTCCACCCTGCCCGGTACATCTGGACAGGGAAGAAAGCCCCGACAGGCTATTCTACGCCAATCAACGTTGATGTTGTTATCCCGTTGGGATGATGATATAATACTTGTATAGCCCCCAGCAGGGGCAGAAAGGACAAAACCATGAAGAAGTACTGTGCAGTCAAAGGAAACACCTACATCAGCTGCGGTAGCCGCCGCAAAGTTGACGAGTTTATCGCCGCGAATCCGGGCTACAGCCCGGAAGAACACCACGAATGGAAGTCCTCCGAGATGGGCTGTGTCCTTGGCCATAGCAGGGGCACCATCCAGTCGGAAACCGGAATCGAGTGGCCGCTGGAATCGGCAATCAAGAACAACTGGGAAAAGATCATTCGGGCAGCTCGGATGTTTGGCCTTTCTGGCTACAACATCCAGAGCGTGCGCATCCAGCGGAAAGGATCCAGGTGCATCATCACCATAAAGGGCTGGAATTGCTCTGAAATCCTTGTGGGCTTTGACCCAAAGCAGAATTGGTCCGAAGAGAAATTGATGACCCGCACCGTCACCTTTGACGGCGTGGAAGATGGTGACCTGCACGCTGATGATTTTATGGTTGGTCTCGGCAGCGGCGAATAATAAAAAAAGGCCTCCGGCATAGCCGGAGGTTTTATTGTTTTTTCTTTTCCCGATTCGCGCCGCTGACATCTGTTTCCGTTTTGTACCGCGTAATGAGTTCTTCCCGCAATTTTTCCGCCGCGTTGTATGCATCTTCCGCCGTGTCAAACGTCCCTTTTGCGTGATACTGCTTGCCCTTATAACACCAAAAAGCCCGGCTTTTAGCCGGGTTTCTTTTGGCTGTTCGCCGCTCGGATGATCTCCGATTTGTATCTTCGCGCGGTTCTTTCGGTCACGTTTGCTTCCCTCCACGCCGCTTTCAGTGGCATATCGTCGATGTAATACAGCTTGAGAAACGCCCGCATGCCCTTGATATAGTCCCCCTGTTGAGGCTGGTACATGATGATCCTGTCCAGCGCCCGCAGCGCTTTCTGTTGAGCGTGCAGAAAAGCCGCATGCTTTTCATGCAGCTTTTCTTGCGCGTTTTGCTCTTTGATGATTTCGCTGTCCAGCCCCCGCGCCGCGCCGTGCTGTCTGGGCATCCCGTCCATATCGGCGTGTCTGGCGTTGCGATTGTCGTATCGCTCGCGCTCTGTCCGATACTCATAAGCCGCAAACCAGCAGTCAATCAACGCTTTTGCGTCCTTTTTGTCGGCTCGCATTGCGCCGCCTCCTTTTCGTTTCGCCTCTTGTCCAGCCATGTGACGCCGACCGCCATAGCCTGCCACATGTCCCCGGCAAAGCCATAAAATACGTCCGGTTCTTTTTTTGTTCCCTTCCCCGTGGCCGTGTCGTAGCGGGCGAACCGCTGGATCAGCGACGCGCGAATCTGTCCGTCTGCGTGGGCAGGCGTGCCAGGCGGCAAAGGCGGCAGCCCGTTTTTCTTCGTCGGGATGAGCGCCGACCGCTCGTCCCGGCGGAATATCCAGTCCACGCCAAGCCCCCGAAGCGCCGCTTGTCGCCCAAATTGTCCCATCCACTTGATGGTCTGAATGGTGCTCGCTCCCATCACCGCGCCCGCCGCGCTCCTGTCCCCGCTGGTGTATCTCGGCTCCATGTCCTCGATCACAACTACATCCACCCCCGGCGCGTCGGCAATGATGGCAATCATGGTTTCGTTGTCCACTTTGTCCGCGCTCAAAATCCGGTAGTTTTCGTCCAGCAACACATACGCGCTTTGCGTCGTGCCCGGATCAATGGCAAGCAGTTTCACTTTTTCCTCCTTTTCTGCTGGTCTAGCCAGCGCTCGTGGTTTCTCTTCGCGCCCGTACCCTCTATGCAAGCCGTGTAGCGGTTTTCCAGCGCTTGTTTTCTGCCGTCGGCATACGCCTTGTATCTCTCGCATCCCGCGTGGCAGCCGACCGTGCGGCTCACACAGTCGCGGCATGGCGCGTTATTCATGGCTATCACCTGCCCACAGTGTTTCCCGCCTTTCCGCGTCCGTCGGCTTGCGCAACCAGCAACGCCATTTCTTACCGTATTGATTTTTGAACAGATAGTAGTCTGTCACATAGGCAGGTGAATATATGACATCATCTGATTCATCATCAAAATACATCGAAACTGCAAAAATGGCGCATGTGGTTTCTTCATCCTCGCATTTGTACGGCTCGAATTTCAATTCGAGCCAGTGGATCGTGAAATCGAATGCATCCTTTTCGGCATTTCTGACCTCTTCCAGCGTCAGCACGCGGTTCTTCGGCTCTGCGCGGCGCGACGACACAGCTTGCAGCCGTTCTTCAATTTTGGTCTGCGACGTGTTTCCGATAAACTCAATTCGCGGCGATGTGCTTTCGCACGTCACACATTGATACCAAGCCGAGAAGAACTCCTGCTCGGTTGTATGCGGAAGAATGTGGATTTCCATCCCGTCTCCGCAATACGGGCATTTAGGTGTTTCGCTCATCGCTTCCCGGCTGATGTAATCACTCATGTTCAGCCCTCCGGTTCCATACTTCAGCAGCTTGTTCTTCCGTGTCGTAAATATGCACACCGCCCAAAATCCCGCCATCGCACTCATAGCTTGCAATCGGGCATTCCGGGTTTTCCTCGTGAGCGTGGTGAAGCATAAAGCCAAGCCCACTATAGGGATGTTCTCTATATGCCTCATCATGCAGATTTCCTTCGTCATCGCACAGAACAAGGCTAACTTTACCACCACAAAACGGGCAGGGCTTCAATTTGATCTCGTCAGGCGTTTTCATCGCTCTTCCTCCTTTTCCTCTCCTTTTCGATTTCTGCCAGAAACGCCGTCCACATCGGCGCGTCCTCCGTGTCTCCAAAATTGTCAGTCTCGGCGATATCCCGCGCCATCACATACAGCGTATTATCTCTCAGCGCCGGCAAGAACGGTTTGATAAAGTTCATCACAATCCGCGGCGTGTAGGTGCGCCGCCCCAGACAGTAGCGCACCGCGCAGATGCAGACAAGGCTGAAGTCCTCGGTGTTGGTGATCTTAATCATGGGTGGCCTCCTTCGTCGGCTCGGGCAGCGGCATCACCCTGTTCGTCATCGCGTCCTCATGCTGCCGTAACCTGTCGCGTAGATGCCCATATCCGCTGAGCGCCGCGTATACCGTTGCAACAGGGCAGTTATCAAAGACACAATCGAAGAGAAGCTCGTCCTTTTCCTCGTCGGTCATGGTCTGGTCTGCAAATGCCGAACATCCAAACTCCGGACAAAGCTTTTTGAAGCAGAAATCCGTAATAGGCATACCATCCGTGCCATCATCACTGTAACGGATGTAGCTCCACCCATCTTTTCCGTAGACCAAATTGAGCATCACCTCGAAATTGCCTTTCGGGTTATCTGTTACCATTTTCGGCAAATCGAAAACGGATTTCTTTTGATTCTCACTCATAGCTTTCATCCTCCTTCGGCGGCTTCTTTGCGTCCTTCTCCGCCGCCAGCTTTTCCAGCATGTCGGCGGCTTGCGGATTTATGATGCTGCCGCAGTCGTAAAACCCATAAAGTGCGCAACCTGTGCAGCTCGCGCTACCGCAGAGCCTCAGCGACTTGGCCAGCTCTTCCGCGCTCAACTGCGGAATTTCGGGCTTCTCCTCCGCATGCTTGCACACCTCCGGGTGTTCGCTCGTCGGGCATGCATCGCCGCGATACGGACACTCGCCATTGGTGCAAACGCCTTCAAAATCGGCGTACCATTTACATTTCATCGGCTATTCCCTCCCATCAAAACGGCAGTTCTTCGTCGTCCACCTGCGTAAATCCGCCAAAATCATTGTGCGGTTGCGGCGCATAGGCCGTCCCGCTGTCTTTGCTCGCCGCCGTCGTGTATGCCCCCGGCGCGCTCTGTGTGCTGCTCTGCTGGTTCTGCGGCGACAGGAACTCCACCTCGTCGGCGACGATATCCCACGCCGTCCGCTTGCTTCCATCCTTCGCCTCGTACTGCCTCGTCTGGATGCTTCCCGTCACGGCCACCTTGCGCCCTTTGGCAAGATACTTGCCGCACAGCTCGGCCAGCTGCCGCCACGCGATGACGTTCAGAAAATCCGTTTCCTGTTCGCCGTTTTCTTTCTTAAACCGCCGATTCACAGCGACGGTAAAATTACAAACCGAGATCCCGCTCTGCGTCGCCCTCACTTCGGGGTCGCGTACCAGATTGCCGATCAAAACTACCTTGTTCATGCTCGTCTCTTCCTTTCCTCGCTTGCTCTTCTCATTCTTTCGATCATCTGCGCAACGTTTTCTTTCTCCTGCGCGCTGGCGGGCTGTCGCGCCGCCTCTTTTCTGTGCGTCTTGATCCGCGCTTTCTCTTCTTCGCGCCGCCGTTTGGCTTCCAGCGCCTTTTCCTCCCTCGCCGCCGCTCTGCGTTCCATCTCTGCGCGGCGCGCTTTGTGCGCCTCTTCTATCGGCTTCTGCGCCACGCGGAAACAGGTATAGCTGCAATACCAGTCAAACGCCGTCCCCGTGTGCGGTTTGGCGATCTTGTAAGCGTATTTTTGGTTGGCGATGCAAAAGGTTTTTCCGCAGGTCTTGCATACCTTCGGCGGAATCGTTGTAAAAGTCTCCGTCCCGATCATGTTTCTTCCTGTCAGCATGGCGTCATAGCCTCCTGCACAGGCGGAATTTTCCTTTCCGGCCTTTCCGGTGCATATTTATTCAAAAAATAGAGCTGCCCCTTTGGCGTGATGACGGTCGTCGTGCTGAGGAACGTTTTTTCGGCGCTTCCAATCGTCCGCTCGATCACCCGCATCAGTCCCATGTCAACGCTCTTCTGCGTCGGCGCGTTCTGGTCTTTGGCGTTGGCCTTGATTACCCAGCCGTCGCGCCGCAGAATTTCGTACAGTCTCCGTTCTCCGATATCGTATCCCCGCTGATTCATCAACCGAGCCAGCTGACGCACGAGAATGTCCCCTTCCGCTTTCTGCACCGTCTCCGCAAACAGCACCTTCGGTGCGTCGGCCTTGATCTTTTCGTTCGCCGCTTCGAGCTGCTTGTTCCGCTCGGCAATCTTCCGCTGCGCAACCATCAGCGCGTTTGCCAGCAGCTGGTCGTCGTCCATCGTTTCCTGTCCGGCGATATACCCGCCCGTCTTGCGGATCTCCGGGATAACCTCGTGAGTAATCCAGCGCTTGAAGGCTTTCGCTTCGGGCTTGCGGCTGCTGAGAACAAGCGCATACAAGCCGGATTCGTTGACGGCATTGGCTTCGTCATTGCCTCGACTTAAGCCCTTAATTGAAATAAGGGCATGTTCATCATCGTCTAAACGTGCACAGGCATTCGTGCTGTTCCCCAGCCCCAGCGCCCTACACACATCCGCCGCAACAAACCACGGCTCGCCCTCCAGCGTCACGGCGCGCACGGCGCCAAACTCGTCCTTGCGGAAAATCGTTACGTTGTCCATTATCCTTTCACTCCTCGTCAAAATTGACCACATTGCTCTGAAAATACTTGTGCCGCTCTTCTTTGCTCATCCCGCGCAGTTTCGCGGCGTATTCGTCCATTTCGTCCAGCCCGGCTTCCAGATTCAGTGCGGTTTGTCCGGCGGCGATCATCTGCCTGTCGCGCTCAATCCGCGCCCGAACGTCGCCCGGCATGCGCCGAATGGTTCTGTGCTGTTCCGCCCGCGCGGCATAACTCCGCTGGAAGTTGCTTGCAAGCACGCTTTCGCTCACGCCGTCGTCGCTGACCGCCCAGTCGTGGAGCTGGCTCGGCGAACCGACAACCTCCCGCACCACTTCCGGCAGCTCGGCAAACCGTTCTGCCGCGTGGTAGGCGCTGTCCTTCATCGCCCGTTTCACCAGCCCCCATGCGCTTTGCGGCGTCAGCTCAAACCCGTTCACGGCCTGATTGATCGTGTCCAGCTTCTCCCGGATCTGCCCAATGCTCGGCGGGAATCCTTTGGTGTCGTTGGCGATAAAAGCCTTCACCGCGTCGCCGACAAGGCTTGCGTCGTCGTCGGCGAAGAAGCCCAGCCACGCGTTGGTTGTCGCCTTGACGTCGTTTGTGCTCAGTTTGGCGTAAAACTGTGGGTAGACCGCGCTGATGATCGCCAAAATATCGCTCATCTCCCGAAAGGTCATTCGCATTCATCCCCTCTCAGTCCAAGCGATTGCAGCGCGAAGGGGTTGTTTGTCAGCGCTTGCGGCGATTCTCTCGCCGTATTCTCAGGCGGCTTGTCCCTCCAGCTGTACCCCGCCGCCTTTTCCCTGCGCAGAATCCCGCCGACGTATCGCCAGTTCCGGCTTTTTTCCGGCGCGCCTTGCAGCTTTCCGATGGCCTTGAGCAGATTGTCCGCCCCGTGTTCCGCTCGCAGGCTGTCCATGCAGTCCTGATCGGCCAGCGTAGAGGTAGGCAGCCCGACACGCCGCGCCGCCGTTTCCACCTCTGCCCGTTCCTGCCGGATTTCCCGCAGTTCGTCGTCCGTCAGGTCAAAGGGGGTTTGGGGGTTACTACGGACTACGTATTCCTGTTCTTGCTCTTGTACATGTTCTTGTTCTTGTTCTTGTATATGCGGGTTTTGCTTGCTTTCGCTTTCGTTTGCTTCGGTTTGCTTGGCGTTGCTTCGGTTTGCTTTGTCTTGCTTTGCCGTGCTTCCGCCTTTTCTGCCGTTGGCACGTTTGCTTTCAAGAGTTTCGGTACACTGGTCGATTTTGAGCTTGATGGTGTCCCAAATGAGCCATTCCCGCGCGCTCTCTTCAAAATCCGGCTCTTCTCCGCGATACGCATAGGCCATCATGGCCATAAAAAGCCGTCCGCGCTCTTCATCCGTGTATCGCCTGAGCATGATTTCAAAATCGGGGAATACTTTGAGATAATCCAGCATAAGTTTTGTCCTTCCAATCCTGTCAATTACAGGTTTTCTCCGTTCTTCCAGCGCTTGAAGCAATCCCAGCACATCTGCGCGCCGCTTTCCCTGTACGTATAGTCTGCGACTTGCTGCGCCGTGCGCACGTTTCCGTTATTGTCTCTCAGCTCGGTAATCGCCTTTTTGCAGGCAATGCAGATCAGCTTAGGCGGCTCATTCTGCGCCGTGTCAGGCTGCTTCGCAGGCTCAGGCGCAGTTTCCTCCGGCAGATCTTCGCCGGAATAGATGTACAAGCCGAGTCCATGACGGGCAATCGCTTTGGTGATGCTGCGCTGTATGGCCTTGTTGACGGCAGTAGACGTAATCTGCCCCGCCGGAATCGGGTTGTTGCGGTTGTCCATAACCGGCAGATACTCGATGGCCTCTTTGCAATAGTCGTTGTCAACCAGCGTAACGCCTGTCTTAACCCACGCCGTTTTCCCGTCCGTGAAATAAATCCGTCCGCCCTCATCCTCGTAAACGGTCGAATAGCTGTCCGGATAAAGCTCCATCAGCTTCTTCCACGCCCAAGTCCACGAAAGATAAGAAAGATTTCCCTTTTTTTCGACATATTCCGAACAGTCAATTTTAGCCAGCTCGGAAAAACGATTTTTTTGTTCTCCCATGATTTACTCCTCGTCCATCGGGTCAGGCACGAAGGGGTTGCCCCCGTCGTCCCAGTCCGATAATGTCCCGTAGTACGGCCTGCCATAGCCAATAGGCCGTTCGTCCGTCTCTTCGCAGCGGCCGCAGCCGTCGCACTCATCCTTGATGTGTATCACGCATCTGTAACTCATCTTTTGCCCCGCTGATAAATCGTCCGCGCACCCGGCGCGGAATCTGAATCGCCTCGTAGCATCCATCTTTGAGCGTCTGTATCGCGTCCAGCACCTCCGGATCAAGTATGTCCAAACTGTCCGCGATAAACCCGTTCACCACATTCCCCGCGCGAATGAAGTCTTCACTCGTGAGCATGGCTCCACACGCTTTCAAAAATCTGGATTGTGTTGTTGGCTAATCCCGTCCCATTCGGAACAATGTCTCCTTTGTCGTCATGCTCGTAGTCCCCTTTTGGGTTGCGCCTGTACGTCTCTCCCAGCCCAAGCACCTCGTCGATGTCGCGCTTGAGGTCTGTTATCGTTTCGAGCAGTTGCTCGTAGCTCATTTCACCCTCGATAAAGGAGAGGTCAAGAGCGTATCGGGGCTTTTCCAACTCGTCCAGAAACGCTGTCAGCTTGATAGCGTCTCCCTCCAGCGTGAAATTCGTGATCCGTCCTCCGTTCATCCGTTTTCGCTCCTTTCTCCCACTTCGTGCATGTTCCGCCGACGATACACCCGACGCATGCCGGGCTGATCGGCTGGCTCACCGGCCGGCAGTGCGCGCACGTTGCACATACCCTCTCGCTTTTCACGCTCTGCCCTCAGCTCCTCTCCTACGCGCTTTGCCATGTAGCAAAGCGCAATCAGCAGCGCGCTCAAATCCAGCGCCGCAAGCGTCGTCCATACCATGTCAGTCATAGCGTTACCTCCAGCCCGATTGCCCGGCAGATGTCCCGATACGCCTGTATCGGCATCGCCTCCGGCATCTTGAAATATTTGCAGACCGTCGCGCGGCTGATTCCCGTGTCGGACGAGATCTCGTCAAGCGTCATTCCCGCATGGTCTTTTCCAATGCGCAGCTTGTCGCGGATGGCCATGTTGCGGTTGCTGTCCGCTTCCGCTATCCGCCTTTCTTCCGTCAGCGCTCTGACCTTCGGCATAATCATTCCTCCCCGGCTTCCACAAGCTGTCCGTTTTTGACCATGTACCACATGTCGGCCTTGATCTTTTCGCCGTCTACCTTCGCCGCCACAATGCCGACCGGAACAAAATGAGAATCCTTCACTTTCCACTCGGCGATTGCAATCCAATTTCCAACTGCGGCCTTTACTTTCCCGTCAATGCCAGCAGACATCACCACGCTGTCCTTTCCGCTGCTGGCAAGCTTGGCGTAGTCACCGCTGCTGGCAAGCTTGGCGGAGTCACCGCTGCTGGCAAGCTTGGCGTAGTCACCGCTGCTGGCGAGCTTGGCGTAGTCACCGCTGCTGGCGAGCTTGGCGTTGTCACCGCTGCTGGCGAGCTGGGCGTAGTAACCGCTGCTGGCAAGCTTGGCGTAGTCACCGCTGCTGGCAAGCTTGGCGGAGTCACCGCTGCTGGCAAGCTTGGCGGAGTAACCACTGCTGGCAAGCTTGGCGTAGTCACCGCTGCTGGCAAGCTTGGCGTAGTCACCGCTGCTGGCGAGCTTGGCGTTGTCACCGCTGCTGGCGAGCTGGGCGTAGTCACCGCTGCTGGCGAGCTTGGCGTTGTCACCGCTGCTGGCAAGCTTGGCGTAGTCACCGCTGCTGGCGAGCTTGGCGTAGTAACCGCTGCTGGCAAGCTTGGCGGAGTAACCGCTGCTGGCAAGCTTGGCGTAGTAACCACTGCTGGCAAGCTTGGCGTAGTAACCGCTGCTGGCAAGCTTGGCGTAGTCACCGCTGCTGGCGAGCTTGGCGTAGTCACCGCTGCTGGCAAGCTTGGCGTAGTCACCCGAATTTGTGCCGCCCTCTTTTTTGACGCGTTCCATCGTAAAATCGACAGACGCTTTTACGATATCTTTGATGCTCAGCTTCGCGCCGATCTTGATCTTCCTGCCGCAAACCTTCGTGTCTTCCGGATGATGTTCTTCGAACACGTCGTCAAGCTCGACCTCGTGGTATACGCCATTGCAGATGTCGTAGTAGTTCAGGCAGTCCAGCGGGTCAAGGCACGCGTGGAAACCTCTCTTGCAGAGATATGCTTCCGGCTCCTCATAGGTCTCGCCCTCCTTGTACTGGAACGGCTTTCCGCCGTTCGGCGTGCAGGTCATGTCCTTGTTAAACCCCTTGTAAGCTTTCATGTTGATTTTCCTTCCTTTCTGTGTTATACTTGTGGTGCGATTATTCTTTGACCTTTCGCCGTCGGCTTCTTGTACAGGCCGACGGCCTTTTTTTACAAAGACTGATACAACGAACAAAAATTACATCCGCAGCTCAGCGTCAGCATGATGTTGCCGATGATTTGCAGCGCGCTTTCTCCTGCGAGGATGCAAAGTACCGTCAACTCCGCGCCAACAATCGCCAGCACAGCGCTGATGATCGTTAGCGCCATTTTGTATTTCATTGGATTGCCTCCCATATCAAGAGAGCTTCCGCTGCGAATTAAAAAGTGCCATGGCTTCCTGTACGTCGCCGTCCAAGGAAAACC